TAAGAGTGTTGATGATATCATCCCGATTAACGAATGTGTCGCTGCGAACAACCCTGAATTAGCGACGGATGCGATGGTAGCTTATGATCGTAACCCTGATAAACTTCAACTTGAGATTCCTGTTGAATTGGAAATGCTTCCTGTTCAACAAAAGAATCTGGAGTTTGTAATTCCAGGACGTTCACGTTTGGGTGGTTTGAATATCTACTACCCTCTTTCTTTAGCAATTGCAACGGGGATTTAAATCATGGCCGGAATCATGAATAAAACCGCACGTCAATATAATTTGAAGTGCATTAGTAAAAACGGAGAGCGAGTTGTTGTTCGACTTGCTCCAGGTTTTAATATCGTAGAAGACGTTCATTGGGAAGCATTTGTCCCTAAGACTGGTAAAGGAGTTAACCCTTATGTTGCTGGTCTTAAAAAGGACAAACGTATCGCATATGGTAAAGACTTCGATGATATGGAACTTGAACAAGACGCTGATACAGTAGCTAAGTCTAAGTCTGAACCACTTACCAAGTTAAAAGCAGAACTTGAAAGTACTAAGGCGGAAACTGCGGAAGCTAATTCTAAAGCTAAAAAAGCTGAAGAAGAAGCTAAGGAAGCTACTGCTAAAGCAGAAAAAGCGGAACTTGAACTTAAACAGCTTAAAGATAAAATTAGAGCTGATGAAAGTAAAAGTGACGATAAATCTAAAAGTAAATAATTTAGGTTTAAATAAAATACCCTCCTCTTAATATTACGGGGAGGATATTTTAAATTGAGTGCTTAAGGATGAGTGTTCAATTTAAAATAAATATCTGATAGGAATAGAATATGCCTAGTAGTTCTGATAATGATTCTAGATTATGGCAAGCTCTTGATAAAATAGCAGATAGGTTAACAGGTATTGAAACTAAATTATCCGACATCGTTAGATTAGAAGAACGTATGAATGGTCATGAAAGCGCGATATCCAGATATGGTAAACGCTTAGATAATCATGACAGTAGATTACGAGAAGTAGAATTAAACCAAGCTAATCATGGTGACAATTCAACTACTGAATTATTACTATCTAATTTGAAAACAGAACTTCATAATATTAAAGATGATGTTTCCAAACTGCAAACATCAACTGAACGTTCATCAGGCCGAAGAGATATACTAAAAGAAGTATTGAAAGCAGTTGTTGTGATTCTTACTGGTATACTTATTTATAAATTTACACGGGGATAATATGGTTGCTACTACAGACATATTTCGTTCAAGATTCCCAGAATTTTCTGATGATGTAGAATTCCCAGATATTAGGATCCAATTATTTTTAGACGATGCTGTCACATTATATATAGGTTCTGATGAAGGGCGATGGTGTGGTAGATATGATATCGCTCATGCTTATTTGTCAGCTCATTTATTAACAGTCGGAACCAATACAGAAGTCGGTGATTCCAATAGTAAAAGCGGTTCTATATCTTCCAAAAGTGCCGGTGGTGTTTCTGTTTCCAGAGCTATTCCTTCTAAAGATCGTTCAGATATAGATGATTTCTTTATAACTACAGCTTACGGCCAACAATTTTTAAATATTAGAAATAGTTGTTTTGTTGGCGCTCTAGTGGCTAACTCATTATGAAATCCAAAGTTAAAATTATAAAGAAACCTAAAGATGCTATCAAAGCATTAGAAAAAATATCTAAATATATGGGTGGTCCGGATTCAGTAAAGGTCGGTTTACCTAAAGGTGCTAATGATTATCCCGATGGGACATCTGTTATTATGGTCGGAGCTATTCATGAATTCGGTAGTCCTAGTCGAAATATCCCTCAGCGTAGTTTTTTAAGATCGACTATTCAAGAAAAGCGTCGCTCTTATAAACGTATGTTTAGAAGATTAGCCATAAAAATAATAAAAGGGCGGATAACTAAGAAGGAAGCTCTTTCATTAATTGGTTTACAAGTTCAAGGGGATATAGTGAGTAATATATCAGATGGTATATCTCCACCATTAAAATCAAGAACAGGTAATCCGTTAAACGATACCGGTCATTTGAAACAATCAATTACTTTTCAGGTTGAAGACTGATGGTTATAAATGTCTCAGAAGCTTTAGATTCAGATATATCTGAAGTTATAAATGTAGAACGTACTCCTGGGTTATTTGTTGATGGTCTTTTTCAAAAAGGTACTCCTTCTAGATTTAAAACTTTAGCTAGTGTTCAGCAACCTACTCCGAAACAATTGCAAGTTTTAAAAGAAGGCGAACGTTCTAAGAATCCAAAATTATTTATTTCTAAGAAACCATTACAAACAGTAAACGATAAAGACGGTACTATTGCTGATATAGTTATCTACAAAGGTCAACGATTTAAGATAGTAGCTGTTGGTGATTGGTTTTCTTATGGTTTTGATATGGCTTTCGGGGTTAGAGATTAATGATACCCGAAGAGACTATAAACAAATTCTTAAGAGACATAATTAACTTGCTTTTAAGTTCTCCAGGATACACAATAAAAGCCGAACAAAAAGATGCACTTCGTCCTAAAAATGCTTATGCTGATGTTGCTTTTATAAATGATGCCCCTTTAGGCTGGGAACAAACTGAATACGAAAATAATGCTGGTGATAACGATTTAACAGAAATTATAAGCGGTATGCGAGAAGTAATGATATCTATTGGTTTTTATAGAGATAATTCAATAGACAATGCGCGAACTGTTCGCATGGGGTTACTTAGAGAATCCATACAAAGTTTATTTAGAACGGCTAATATAGGTATTAGTAGTCGTTCACAAGTACGAAAGATTTCTGAACCATTAGAAAACGGTTGGGAAGAAAGAGCACAATTTGATATAGTGCTAAGTGTCGTGGGAACAGATACTGACTTAGCTAAATCAATACTTAGTGTTGATATAGCAGGCGCATATCAATCTCGCGGATTGGAATATAATTTTAATATATAGAGGTGAACTATGACAATACCAGTTTCTAGCGTGGTTAATGTCAGCATAGCAATTGGCGCTGTCTTTCCCGCACGAGCAGGATTCGGAACCCTTAACATCATAACCGCTGAGACTGGTGTTGTTGGTATAGCTGAACGCATTCGTTCTTATTCAGATTTAGACGGTGTAACAGCCGATTGGCCTGCTGATTCAGAAGTTGTAGCTGCTGCGACTTCTTATTTTAGTCAACAGCCAAAACCGACATCATTGAAAGTGTCTATGAGATATGCTACGGATCAAGCTGCTCAATTACGTGGTGGTTCTGTTGTTGATGATGCGACTAACTTAGGTTTATTCACGGCTATCACTGATGGTACTTTTATTATGAGTATCGATGGCTTAAGTAATGATATCACAGCCGTCAGTTTCGCAGGTGATACTAATTTAACTGATGTCGCTGCTACAATTGAAACAGCCATTCAATCTGAAATTGGTGGTTCTTGGTCGACCGCAACTTGCAGTTATGATGGTTCTCGTTTCTTAATTAATTCAGGTTCTACCGGAGTTACTTCAACAATTAGTTTTATGACTCCAGAAGGTACTGGAACCGATATTACTTCTCTATTACAAATGCTACAAGGTGAAGGAACCAAGGTAGGCGGTATAGATGCTGAAACAATAACCGCGTCTCTTAATGCGATTCAAAATATAGATTCAGATTGGTATGGATTTATATTTACAAAAGAAGTTCGTGATGGAGTTGTTATCAATACCGAAGATGCGGTTGAGGCTGCTTCTGCGTGGGCTGAAGCTAGAGTTAAAGTTTTTGGTAACACATCTAATGATATTGATGTATTGGATAGCGTAACAACTACTGATATCGCTTCAGTATTAAAACTCGCAAGTTTACGTCGTACGCTAACAACATTTAGTTCTTATCCTGATCAATATCCATCAGCTTCAATTCTTGGTCGTGCGTTTACTGTTAATTTTAGTCAGCCGAATAGTACGATTACATTAATGTTTAAACAGCTTCCTGGAATTACTGTTGAAAATTTAACCACAAGTCAACTCGCGTCTTTAGAATCTAAAAATGCAAATGCGGTAATTGATGTCGGTGGTAGTTTTATGTATTCGGATTCATCTATGGGTAGTGGTGTATTCTTTGATGAGGTGCATGGTGTAGATTGGTTACATAATGCCATTCAAACTAATGTATTCGGTTATTTACTTACTCGTAATACTAAAACACCATATACCAATAAAGGCGCAGCAGCGATAGAACAGCAAGCCATAAAAGCTTTAGATGAAGCTATTCGTAATGGGTTAGGTGCTCCGGGAGAAACAATCGATGGTGAATTTCTTGGTACGGGTTATAAGACAGTACTTATTCCGGTTGAAGATGTAAATCAATCGGATGTAGATGCTCGTAATTATCCTGGATTAAGTTTTGTTTTACTTGGTGCGGGTGCTATTCATGGTGTTCAAATCAATGGTGTGTTTGAAAGATAAGGAGAATATAAATGAAAGACTATAGTTTTCTAAATACACTATTGCTTCTCAATGGTGTGACTATCGGTGGGTTTGATGAAGGTGATGATGTTATAACATTGGATCGCTTGAATGATTCAGCAGGTCATAAAATAGGTACTGATGGTGAGATGTCTGTTTCATTAAGTGCTGATCGGTCAGGTGAAATTGTATTTAGATTAATGCAAACCTCTGATTCAAATGCATTTTTATCAGGCTTAATCACAGCGCAAGAAAATGGAATATTCGTTCCTATCTTTGCACAATTTAAAGACACTAAAGGTGGTGATCTTGGTTCAGGAACTCAAGGTTATATACCTAAACCAGCCCCTATGAGTCGTGGTAATACCGTTGGAAATCAAGAATGGCGTATTATTGTTGAAAGATTAGACATGCTTCATTTAGGAGCATAACAGTTTCTGAAAGAGGGTGAACTAACTTAACGATTCCGGCCTCATTAAGTTAACCTCTTTCAGAATTTTAAAGTGACCGGATAATCTAGACCGGAGATTATAATGGCGTGTAATACAGAAACTAAACAAATAGGTAATCATGAATATAGCGTGACTCAATGGCCTGCTACCAAATCAATGATAATGAAAGTTAGGTTGATAAAAACATTTGGAGCAACAATAGCTAAAATCGCAAGTCAGGTTTCTAATGATTCTAAAAAAGATGGAGACAAAGCTGACGCTAATGCGTTATCTGAAGGTCTTTCCTTACTATTCCAAAACAATTCACCAGAAGAAGTAGTACATCTTATAAAAGAATGTATCGTCGGGGTAGCTTGCGACGATAAATTTATTACGAATAGTTCTTTTGATGAATTGTTTTCTGGTGATGATCAATTAGAAGCTTATAAGGTATTTCTATTTATACTGAAGGTGAATTACGCAAATTTAATGAAAGGTCAGTTGGCAACTCGTCTTCTGGCCAAAGTTCAAGAGAAACTATAGATAGGCGAAAGTTCCCAAATGTTAATTCTTTTTTACATCGCCCATTATTAGTTGATCCGCCGATGTGTAGTTTGAAAGAATTAGAAGATGGTACTTATTCAATTCAGGACGTATATCTTATGAATGAATTGTTGGATTTAAAACAAAGTGTGAAACCAAAATCTAAAGGTAAAAATTAAATGCCATTATTAGATGAATTACTTGTCGGTCTTGGTTTCGAATATGATCCTAAGGAAGTAAAGAAATTCAATGAAGACATTGCAGCCACGGTAGACATTATAAAAAGAATGTCTAGAATTGCCGTGGCCGGTGCTTCAGCAATAACTGGACTCACCATCGCTTCAACTAAAGCTTCAGACGAGCAAGGTAAGCTTGCTAAAGAAGTTGATGATGCTGTTGAAAATATAGACGCGTTACAATTTGCCCTCAGAAGAGCAGGAGGTACTTCCGATGGTATGACCAATAGTTTACGCCAATTATCTATTCGTGCTTCTGAGGCTGCACGAGGCGTTGGCTCAGGTATTGAAGCGTTCGGTTTGTTAGGTATTTCAACAACGGATACTAATGGTAAATTAAAATCTACTAGTGATTTACTGTTAGAAGTTTCAGGAGCGATGATAGGTTTAGAAGCTGGTAAACAAATAGAATTAGCTGATAAACTAGGTATTAAAGATTCAATCCTTTTATTGCAAGAAGGTCCCGATGCGATAAAAGACTTAATAATCGCAGCTGAAGAACTTGGTGTAACTACTGCTGAGGACGCTTCTATTTCTGAAGAATTTCAAGATTCTCTTACTGATTTATGGCAAATAACAAAACAAACATCGCGAACATTATCTAGAGTGTTCGCACCTATTCTTAAAGATATGATAGGTTCATTTACAGATTGGTGGAAAATCAATAAAACCATAATAGAACAGAATCTACCTAAATGGATTGATCAATTTACTCAAGCTTTTAAATTCCTTAGTATTGCTGTAGGTGGATTTCTAGCATTGAAATTAGTGGGGTCTCTATTTACGCTTATTAAGCTATTAAAAGGCGTCAGTGCTGCTGTATTACTCGTCAATACTTATGCTTTGTTATTACCATTTTTGTTGAGCGCTGCTGCTCTAGGGTTTATAGCATTAGTTGAAGATGCTAAAGTATTTTTTGAAGGTGGTGATACCTTCATGGGAGATATGATTAAGCGGTTTCCTGAATGGGAAAAGGAAATCGGTGGTGTTGCTGCAATCTTAGCTGTCGTCTATGATTTAACCACTATGATTTTTGACGGTTGGTCTAAATTATTAGATTTAGATACGAAGCAATTTGCTAAGGATTTACCTAAATTTTTAGATTACGCTGTAGATTCAGACTCGAATATATTTGAAAAAACATTTCAAAATATGTCAAATTTTATAGAAGGTATATCGACAGGCGTATCTAATTTACAAAATCTTAAAGACTTAAACGCGAGTTTCTTGTTACCTGAATTTGCAATGAATCCAAATATAACCAGAAGTAATATTATACCCGAATTAGGTGGTTCTAAATCTATATCAAATATTACTAGTATTGACAAACTTGAAATATCTGTTCAAGGTGGTAGAGATAGTAAAGAAGAAATAGCTAAGGAAATTTTTAATGTGTTTCAACAAACTTCTCAAGATCTAAATAGTGCGGTGGATCAATAATGGCTTTTGAAAATTTATTCATACGGACTAAGAAGTCTATTGGGGAAATCCAATTAGATGCGGTTATAAGTGAAGATCATGATAGTAGTGTTCGGATAACTAAAAATCCGGTCGAACTAGGTGCTGAAATAACTGATCATGCTATAATCCTACCTAAGATTTTTACTATAAATGCAGAAGTATCTGATACACCATTAGGTACAGCCGCTTTCGGTCAAATAGTCGATCTTGTTACAGGATTATTTGGAACATCTACTTCTGAGAACTTAACCCGTAGTAATGCTGCATATAATGCAATGATACAATTGCAAGAATCATTGGAACCTATAGAAGTACAAACGAAATTAAAATTATATAACAATATGCTGATAGCTAATGTACGAGTTATTCAAGATAAAGATACTTCGAATATCGTCGCAATGGTTATTCGTTTAGAAGAAATACTTATTGTTGAATCTGAAATAATAAAATTAACTTCAGAAGAATTACAAGAAGGTACAATAAAAGATCAAGCTAGTCCTTCTGAAAATAAAGGTAGAAAAGAACCTATAACACCTTCAGATTCGACCAATAAGTCAGTTCTTAAACAAATATTAGGATGATATATTATGATAGAAATACCATTAACATCATCTCCTGAACAAAACTTTTCCATTATACTGAATAATATTAATTACGATATACGTGTGATATTAAATTCAAGATTAGTTTCTTGGTCTATATCTTTATCTAAAGAAGGTGTTAATATTTTAGATGGTGTAGCTTTATTAGGTGGTATCGATATCATGAGTCAATATAATTTACTGATAAAAAATATGTATATTGTAAATTTAAATAATCCCAATCAAGATGCTTCAGATACAAATTTAGGTACTGTTTCAAGATTGTTTATATTGACAGACGAGGAAATAGAAAGTGGCTCGTCTCTATAAACGTTCTTACGAATTAGTCATTACCCCTAATGAGGGTGAAAGTAAAACTATACGAAATTTAAGAATAAATTTTGAAATAACTAAGAGTGTATTGAGTTTCCCTAATTTAGCAAAGATAACGATTTACAATCCAAATGAAGATACCTTATCCTTACTTAATAAAAAATATACTAAAATATATTTAAACGCTGGCTATGGTGATAATATGGGTTTATTATTTAAAGGTGAATTAAGAAATTTAATACCTAGTAAATTTGGAGTAGATAGGGCAGTAGTAATCTATGCGGGTGATGGTGAACGAGATTGGCAAAATTCCTTATTCAATAAAACCTTCACTGAAAATGTATCTATAAAAGCAGCTATTGAAGATGTCCTTAAAACTTTTAAAGAAACAACCATAGGAATTATCGAAGGTATTCCAGATATAGCTGATAAATTGCTCGGTCATACTTTATCGGGTTCATCTAAAGATATTCTTGATAATTTTGCTGAAGAATACAATTTTGATTGGAATATACAAGATGGAGAAATAACTATTGCGCCGACATCAGAAGCATTATTACCTGATGAAGCTGTTCTTATTAATTCTGCGACAGGTATGATTGGCTCACCAACAGTAACTGAAATCGGCGCTGATGTTACAACCCTACTTAATTCTAAATTGTTACCGAACAGAGCGTTTAAGATTGAATCTATAAGTGTAGATATCCAACTCGGTAATTTATTTTTTAGAGATATAAAGAAGACAACTGCTGAAGGTATTTATAAAATACAAGAGGTTATTTTTAAAGGTGACTCAAGAGAAGGTGATTGGACTTCTTCTATTAAGGGAAAATTAATAAGTGGCTGATAAAAGTTCAAATTTATCTACATTAGCTTCTAACATTAAAGAAGGTGTGGATGCTCGTCTTAAAGAACTCCATACATCACTTCCCGGAATAATTGAAACGTTCGATTCAGAAACCCAAACAGCTTCAGTCCAACCAGCGATTAAACGTATATTCAAAACACATGATGGTGAAAAAGAAATATTAATACCTGAAGATTTACCATTACTAATTAATGTACCTGTTAAATTCCCTAGAGGTGGTGGTTATTCAGTAACATTACCTGTTAAAAAGGGAGACGAATGTTTATTAACATTTTGTGAACGCTCTATAGATAATTGGTATAAGTTCGGAGGTATTAATTTACCTGGATCTAGACGATTCCATTCTCTGTCTGATGCTGTGGTTGAAGTAGGTTTATCTTCATCTGGGAATCTCATACCTAATTTTGATACAGATAATCTACAAATTAAAAAAGACGATGGATCTGTAGAAATAACATTATTATCTGATGGCACGATGAAATTAAAAGGAACAACTATAACCCTAGACGGTGATGTCGTAGTAACAGGTGACGCGAGTATATCTGGCGATACTACTATAACGAAAGACCTAACTGCTAAAAATGTCACTGGGAATACCGAAGTTACAGTAGGAATCATTGGTCTAAGTACTCATATCCATTCTACGCCTAGCGGTCCATCTGGACCACCTACCGCACCACCATAAGGAATTCTGATATGATAGGGAGAGCGTTAGATAAAAACAATGATCTTATAATAGAACAAGGATCATTAAAATTAGTAGAAGATGGCGCTGAAGTAGTGCAACATATTCGAACAAGATTGCAATTTTATAGAGGTGAATGGCCTTTAAATATAACTTCAGGTGTACCGTATTTTCAAGAGATATTTACAAAACCGATAAATCTAGCTAGTATAGAATCTACATTTAAAAGTATAATTTTAAACACACCTGAAGTTATACGATTAGTCACATTTTCTTTAGAATATATTGGTAACTCCGAAAGAAAATTATATGTAAATTTTTCAGCGGAAACTTCATTTGGATTTATAGATAATGCGGAGGTCACAATAAATGCCTAGTTATGGTATAAGCGATACAGGTTTCAATCGTAAACGATTAGACGTGTTATTATCAGAATTAGATGCTTCCACTATTGCTATATTCGGTGATAATTTTAATGTTTCACCTGAATCACCAGATGGTCAAGTTAATGGTATTATATCTGAATCCAATGCTAATCTATGGGAACTAGCCGAATTTGTATATAACGCATTTAATCCTTCGGCTGCATCTGGTGTATCTCTATCTAATTTAGTTCAGATGAATGGTATAACCAGATTACCAGAAACAAATTCACGAGTTGAATTAACATTAACAGGAACTATCGGGACTTCAATATTAGCTGGGAATTTTGTTAGTGCTAATGATTCAGGGGAACAGTTCGAAATAGAATCAGATGTTATAATAGGTTCAGGCGGGGTTGTTACTGTTTTCGCATCAGCTATTAATGCTGGACCGATACTTGGTTTAGCATCAACTATCGGCACTATAGATACACCTATAACTGGATGGGATACTGTTAATAATATTTCAGATGCGATAGAAGGTAGTTTTGAAGAAACTGATGTAGAATTACGATCTAGACGTGAAGGTTCTATCGCTAGTGCATCTCAATCAATTATAGACGCTATTTTTGCAGCCGTTTCTAACGTAGACGGAGTGACTAATGTGACTATTCTTGAAAATGATACATATGCTTTTGATGTGAATAGAACACCCCCTAAGTCATTTCATACTATTGTTGTAGGGGGTGTAGATGAGGATATAGCATCTGCGATATCTCTTAAAAAGACCATAGGGATTAGACCTTATGGTACTACAGATGTTATTCTTCAAGATTCTCAAGGTATAGACCATACTGTATCTTTTTCTAGACCTACCGAAATAGATATTCATATAGAAATGACTTTAATAAAAGGTTCTAATTATCCTGTTGACGGGGATGATCAGATTAAACAAGCAATAATAGATTATGCTAATGGGAATCTCGTTGTTGGTTCTGAATTTTCATTAGGGGATGATGTTATTTATAGTCGTTTATATACCCCTATAAATTCTATACCAGATCATGAAGTCGATAGTTTATTCATAGGTATAACATCTTCACCTACGGGTGAAATTAATATCCCCATAGATGTTGATGAAATATCTAGATTTACAATCGGGAATATCGTAATTCTATGATGAATCAAATAGACCATGAAATATTAGGTGAAAGTCGATTAGCTACTCAATTTAGAGAATCTACTAATTTAATCGCTTACATATTAAATCTATTACTTGAAGCAAATACTTTAGAACAATTATTCTTCGATATTAATACTGGTCGTTATCTAGACTCAGCAGTTGGTACACAATTAGATATATTAGGATCTATTGTTGGGCAACCTCGGGAAATTATATCTGGTATTATATTAATAGATTCTGAATATAGATTGTGGATCAAAGCCCGTATAGGTAAAAATCATACAGGGGCTTCTCGTGAAAATATACTTGATCAAATTACCTTTTTAATACCTGATGCGAATCAGATATTAATAGAAGAAGGGAATACTAGATATAGTGTTAGTATTGGAAAACTATTAACAGTTGAAGAACGAGATACTATCTTCAATTCAGGTATACTTTCTAAACCGGCTGGAGTTAGTGTTGGTTATGTTTCACAATATGATTATAATAATTTCTTTTCCATAGGTACTGTTCCAAATGGTTTAGGATTTGGGACTATAAGTGACCCTCTTATCGGCGGAGTATTCGCTACACTAATTTGAATAAAGGATAGATTATGGCTGACGAAACTGAATTGAGAAGAGTATGGGCTGAAGATGCGCCTGCTGCAAATATAAAAGATCCTGATATAGTGGATCCGGGTAAATTTGCAGACGGATGGGTTTCAGAAGTACCCCCTTTTGAATATTTTAATTTTCTATTCAATAAAATAACAAGTCATATCGCTAATGATTTAGCAAGAAAAGAAGTTGTGCAGAATCTATCTGTA